TTCTATCCAATTCCTGGTGCTGATAAATATTATCCAAGCGTGACCTCAATCACATCTTTCAAGAACGCACAATTCTTTAAGGATTGGAGAAATAAAATTGGTGAAAACGAGGCTAATCGTATCACTGCTCGTGCCACTCAACGCGGTACAGCATTTCATAACCTTGCTGAAGATTATTTCAAAGGTGAATTAAACACTGACACATACTTGGAAAATAATCCATTATCTGTTAGAATGTTTCAAGCAGCAAAATCTACACTGAACAAAATAGATAATATCTATTGTCTAGAGACCTTTCTCTATTCACATTATCTTGGTTTGGCAGGTCGAGTGGATTGTATTGCTGAGTTCAATGGCGAGTTAGCAGTGATAGATTTCAAAACTTCTACTAAAGAAAAAAAAGAGGAATACATCGAAAATTATTTTGTCCAAGAGACTGCGTATGCAGCGATGTTCCTCGAACGATCAGGAATTGAGGTAAAAAAAATTGTCACACTTATCGCCACTGAAGAAGGATCTATACAAGTATTTGAGAAGTACAATCTTGATGACTATCTACAATTACTTAAAACCTACATCGAAGAATTTGTTAGGGGAAGAAATGTCTAAAGAAAAACTAGAAGAAAAATTTCTTACTGCTAGTAAATTCTCTGCTGAGATTGAAAGGTTAGTAAAAAATAGTAATGGACTCATTACTTACATTGAAGCGGTAGTTACTTACTGCCAAGAGAATGAAATTGAAATGGAAACAGTTCCTAAGTTAATTTCAAAACCATTAAAAGAACGTCTCCGTCATGAAGCACAGAGACTAAACTACATGAAACAATCATCTAAAGGAGTTCTACCATTGTGACAGGGTTTGAAGTGTATAAAATGTATCTTGCATTAAAAAATCACTTCACCAAAGATAAGTATGATTATCAAAAATACAATGGCAAAGTATCTGCTAGTGAAAAATCATTTGAAGAAAGACGTGACCGTTTCTTCTTTAAAAAGTTAGCGACAAAGTATTCTGAGAGAGATGTCTTAGGATATTTCGTCGCTAATTTTATCAATGATCCTAAAGGATACATTGGTTCATTTAGTAGGGATGTCTACACTAAATGGAAGATACATCAAGAGTCTTTTACTTATAAATTTAAACAAGATGTTAATGTTTTATTAGAAGAAACAGATAACAACTTTGATAATATATTTTTTACTGAAGGACAACACCCACCATTGCTGAAAAGATATTATGCAGGTGAAGTTAATTTAGAAACTTTGGTTATATTTGAACACTGTTTAGGTTATATTGATAACCTAGATAAAGTAATCAAAGATCCGATCTGGAAAGATACAAAGAAAAAGATTAAAAAGTATCAACCATTTCTAGATATTGATTGTAAAAAATATAAGACAGTAATTTTAGAAACAATTAAAGTAAAGTTATGAGTACATTCTTTCAATCAGATCAAGTTCAAAGTAATTTGCAAGATATATTCAACACCTATCAGGAGATTGCTGTCATGTCTCAACACCTTCCTGAGATGAGTAAGGAACAAAGGTTAGAACATATAGAAGATTGTAAATATTTAATTGGTAAACAAAAAATATTTTATACAAGACTTTCTCTTGCTGCTACTACAGGTGATGCTGAAGCAGCAGATATGAAGACTAGAATTAATTCTTTGTCTCAAGCATTTGGATTTAAAGATCTAATGGATTGTATGGATACCATGATCAAAACATTAGAAGACGCAGCAAAAAAAGATGGGGATATTGACAGAGCCTAAATAGTGTGCTACGATTACACAGTAGCTTTAATACAACTAATACGGAGAATACAATTATGTCTTTCGCATCACTAAAAAAAGCATCTAAGGCAGGTGGAACCTTGTCTAAGTTGACACAAGAGATCGAAAAACTAAACCAACCTCAGAGTGGAGGAGGTGCTGATGAGCGTCTTTGGAAACCTGAGTTGGACAAGTCTGGTAACGGTTATGCTGTTATTAGATTCCTTCCTGCACCAGATGGTGAGGAAATGCCTTGGGCAAAGATCTGGAGTCATGCCTTCAAAGGTCCTGGTGGACAATGGTACATCGAGAACTCTCTTACTACTATTGGTAAGGATGATCCCGTTGGAGAATTGAACAGGGAACTTTGGAACAGTGGCAAAGAGTCGGACAAAAACATTGCTCGTGCTCAGAAACGTAAGTTATCTTACTACAGCAACATCTATGTTGTATCTGATCCTGCACACCCAGAAAATGAAGGAAAAGTATTCCTTTATAAGTATGGTAAAAAGATATTTGACAAACTCGTTGAAGCAATGCAACCTGCATTTGCTGATGAGACACCTATCGATCCTTTCAATTTCTGGAAGGGTGCTGACTTCAAATTGAAGATACGCAAGGTAGATGGTTACTGGAACTATGACAAGTCTGAATTCGCACAACCTAATACATTAGGTGACTTCGATGATGATCGTCTAGAACAGATTTGGAAAGAGGGATACTCTCTTGCTGAGTTTGAAGATGCTAAAAACTTTAAGACATATGAAAAACTTAAAGGACGTTTAGATTTAGTCTTAGGTAAAACAAATCCTACAGTTAAGTTTGATGCTGAAACTCTTGAAGAGGAAAGTCCTCTAGAAGATTTAAGTGAAGGCAAAAACTGGGGTAAAGAAGTCTCTGACTTCAGAGAGAAAGCAGTTGCTGCTTCTCCTATAGAAGATGAAGAAGATACGATGTCTTACTTCGCTAAACTTGCTGAAGAAGACTAACCACTTCACAAACTGTCACAGGGGATACTCCAAGTGTCCCCTTTTCTATTATAATTAGAATATACAAAGGAGTTACCATGAAAACTGCACTTGCTGCTATTCTACTTTTATCTTCAGTTCCTGTAAATGCAGGTCCTATTACAGAGGCTATTGGAGATGTCAGTAATCGTCAAGCATACGAAGATGCTCCAAGATATAACTTTGAAAATCTTCATGCTACAGAAAGTCATAGTCATAGTGAACCACCCTCTACTAGACGTTGGTGGCACTCTCCAAACTCAAGAGATGGTTATGCGTATGAAAATAATTGCTATCGTCATGAGTATCGTGAGACATATGTTCCTGGTACTGCAAGTTCACCAGGTTATGTAAGAAAGCATAGCGAAAGGATAAAAATTCCTTGCGGTTATGGAGACTATCCTTCATATGGACCTAGAAAAGTATACAGAAACTATACACCTTCTCCTGATGGAAATGAATGTGGTGATGGAAAACTTGCTGGTGCATTAGTAGGTGGTGGTGCAGGTGCTGCGTTATCAAGAGGTGATGGACGTTGGTGGGCAATTCCTCTAGGAATATTAGTAGGTAGTACTGTGGGTTGTGATATGGCAGGAGGTTAATGGTAGATTTAATAAAAGAGTTCCCCCTTACAGAAATAGGAGGCAGTATGACGGAAGAAAGAATCCGTAAAGTGGCATATACTAAGGCAGAAGTAGATGTAATTGTTGCAATGGCTGTTGAAAAAGCAGTTGATGAAGCAAGAAAAATTGATGAAGCATCTATGGCAAAACATAATCGTGATGCTACTGTCATCAGTATGATCTTAGGATTTACTGCTCTTGCATTATTCGTTGATGGTCTGCTAAGATTATTAGGTATCATTCCACCATTCATGCAGATTGATATTGATGTTCTTGATAAAATTGTTGACAGAGTAGAGAGTGATGTAATAGATAAATTAAGACAAGTACCAATACAAAAACTATTCAATCGATGAACGACCTAACAGTATTCATATACCTTATATTTTTCGTAGCACTTTTCGGTGCTACGTTTGCTTTTATGTTTAAAAGTATGACCGATATTCAAAGGGAGATGAATAGAAAACCAAACATATCTTATGGTGAAGTGATGAAAGCATACACACCTACGAAGATGGTAACTAGAATAGTTCATCCAGAATTAGATAGCGGTCATGAGTATGATGATGACAAACTAATGCAATCATTAGATGCACGCATACAAGAGATCGAAGAAGAGGATGAGGATGAAGGAGACGGTGACATACCTGCCAAACCTTATGTTGGTTCTGGAATCTGAAAACGAAAATCGACTTTTAATTACCAGAAAACCGCAAAAAAAATCCCGCCAAAAATTTGACCCCTATAGTTTTTTTATGAGTGACGTTCAATTCAAAAAACATCGTGTTTTTAGAGAAACAGAAGATGTTATATTTTATGATATATCAGTAGATGAATCAAATGCATCGGATTTGGTAGTTCACACTGGTGCTGCTATATCACCACCTGATGATTTGGTAGGTGCAAAACAATTTTATATTCATGGATGTCAAGATGATTATAATAGAGTTGTATCTGGTGAAAGACAATTTGAATTAGTTAATTTTGATTGGAAATATCCATATCATATAGTTCGTTTAAATGTACATAGTGGTGCTTTAATTATCCCTAAAAACACATACCATAGATCACAATCTGGTGAAGAGGGTTCAATAGTAATTAATCAGGCAAAGAGATATGAAGGATTTGATTCTAAATTAGAGTTTATACCAGTATCTGCAGCAGAAGTGCCAGAACTATATAAAGTATTACTACATGAGAAACCAGTAATTCACACACTAGGAGAATGACTCAAAGTTACCACATCTACTTTAGACAAGAAGTACTCTTTAAAAATCTGACACTAGAAGAGTTTACTTTAATATGGGATAAACTTTATACTTCATATTGGAAGGACGACATAACATATTCCGTATGTTATGATGAAGTTTGTATTGAAGAAGCATCTTATTAGCGAGTCCACACATTAGTGAGACCAAAATGTTTTGATTCTTACTAAATATTATTAGTATTAGACGGAGACCTCATGGCACATTACCTGATTGGTTATCATGACAATTCCAACCATACAAAAGAGATTTGCGAGTATGCCGACGATGCATACAATGCTATTCGACAAGCACAACTGGATTTACCTGAGTTAATTGGACATCCACACGCAAGCGAATATGTAGTTAGACTAGATTAATATATTCATTGACAAATAATTCTTCATCATCTATAATGGTGTTGACTTACCTTATTATCTAAATACCCCTAATAGAGAAAGTCCATGTTATCAACAGCATACAGAGAAAAGTTTCCAGTAACAACTGTTTTAAAGGATAGTAAACCATCCAAAAAAGAAAAAACAATTACTGTAACTGAAGCACAAGTACAAGAAATGATAGACGATGCTATCCGTCAGCATAATAGAAATGCTGGCTTGATTAGTATGGTATTAGGTTTTGTTTTTCTAGCATTGTTTGCAGAAGGTTTCTTTAGAATGATTGGATTTATTCCACCATTCTTGGGTATAGATATCAATATCGTTGGCGAGATTGCAGATAAGGTAAAGGAGCAAATACTACCACTTATTACATAATGTCTGGTTATGGTCTTGAGATAGTTTTCTGGGTAACACTAGGACTATTTCTAATCTTCCAA